ATTCAGGGTATTCAGGGCATCCAAGGATTTACAGGGGCTACCGGACCTCAGGGTGTGTCAATCAACTTTATTGGAACTGTTGCAACAGTTGGCAACCTACCACCGACGGGCAACTCTGTAAACGATGCCTACATTGTCAGTGCTGACGGGGACCTATACGTTTGGGATGGCGGAGCTTGGAACTCGGTTGGTCAAATCGTTGGACCAGAAGGCGCGCAAGGTGCGATTGGAGCAACTGGTAGCCAGGGCACAGCGGGCTCTCAAGGACTGACCGGAATACAAGGAACTATTGGAACCGCAGGTGCTCAAGGCACATCGGGAACCAACGGACTCGACGGAGCCCAAGGTTCTATTGGCGCACAAGGAACTACAGGATCAATTGGCGCACAAGGAACTGTCGGAACCACAGGTGCAACTGGTGCAACTGGTTCAACTGGTGCAACAGGAGCACAAGGTGCCACTGGATCTCAAGGAACCGAAGGCATTCAAGGTGCCGTTGGTGCAACTGGACCTCAAGGAACAACTGGCCAAACTGGTTCGCAAGGCACAACCGGCACACAGGGATCTATAGGAGATACTGGAGTTCAGGGTATAACAGGTGCAACTGGTGCCCAAGGCTTCATCGGAGCCCAAGGCACAACTGGCGAGACTGGAGCACAAGGCACCGCAGGGCTACAGGGACTCACAGGGGCAGCAGGTGCTCAAGGTGTTCAAGGAGTTATAGGCAGCCAAGGCACAGCAGGTATTGACGGGGCCCAAGGTGCTACAGGCAGTACAGGAGCGACCGGAGCTCAGGGTGTCACAGGGACACAAGGAGCAACCGGAGCAACCGGCATTCAAGGTTTAACAGGATCCGATGGGGCTCAGGGGGCAATAGGAGCAACCGGTGCACAAGGAACTACAGGCTTACAAGGTACAACAGGAGCAACAGGTTCTCAAGGAACTACTGGATTCCAAGGAACCACAGGTGCTACCGGCGCACAAGGTGATCAGGGGATACAAGGCACAATAGGCGCAACCGGTGCGACAGGATCGCAAGGAACTTCTGGAACACAAGGTTTAACAGGATCGCAAGGAACTTCTGGAACTAATGGGCTAGACGGAGCCCAAGGTGCTGTAGGATCTACAGTCACTCAAGGCACAACTGGCACGACTGGCGCTACTGGTGCCCAAGGTATTCAGGGTGTAACAGGTGCAACAGGTGACCAAGGAATAACCGGAGCGCAAGGAACTTCTGGAACTAACGGGACCAATGGACTTGACGGGGCACAAGGTTTTACAGGGACCACTGGTGCTCAGGGTGCAGTTGGTGCCACCGGTGCTCAGGGAGCAACTGGAACTCAGGGGACAACGGGATTAACAGGCGACACAGGGGCTCAAGGAACAACAGGTACTCAAGGTCTTACTGGATCTACTGGCTCTCAAGGAACAACAGGCACTACCGGAGATACAGGTGCTCAAGGAACCATAGGGGCACAAGGAACTACTGGTGCGACTGGACTCCAAGGAACTACCGGTTCGACAGGTAGTGCAGGTGCACAGGGGACTACCGGAACTACTGGCGACACAGGAGTTCAGGGAACTACGGGATTGCAAGGAGCCACGGGGACCACCGGAGCTCAAGGTATTCAAGGTATTCAAGGTATTCAAGGTGTAGAAGGACCGGTAGCAGCTTCAGCAAACCAGATTGTCTACAAAAACAGTAGCAACGTTGCCTCCGGAAGCTCTGGACTAATTTATGACGGCACTCACCTAAAGGTAAATGGGAACCTTGAGTCGACCTACAGTAGCGGTGACGAGGGTGGAGAAATCTTCCTAAAAAACCCAGTAACAAATACATCTATTGCATCCGGCGTAACTATCGATGTAAACCAAAACAGGCTTAGATTCTTTGAAAATGGTGGAACCAACCGAGGCTACTACATCGACTTAACTTCCGGTGCGGCAGGCGTAGGCACTAGCTTAACTGGTGGATCTACTGGAGCAATGAATTATGCTAAGGAAGAGTCTACAAAAGTCTCAGGTGTCTCAGCTAACGCAGCAACTATAGTTAGCAAGTCTTTCACTACTACCGGATATCCTGTCCAAGTTCTAGTAACTGGAGACGCTGAGAACTCAACTGCCGGCGGCTGGGTAAAGCTTCAACTATTCCGTGACTCAACCGCAATCGGCAAGATTGTCCACGTCGAGATGTCCGCTACATCGGAGAACGTTCCATACGCCCTAACCGTAGTCGACACCCCAGCAGCTGGTACCTACACATACGCACTAAAAACCGTAAGTACAGTCTCAACTGGAACAATGAACTTCGGTGAAACCGACGGCCCTGTTCTAACGATGATCGAGCTTTCAGGGCCTAAGGGTGATACCGGAACTCAAGGTGCTCAGGGAACTACAGGCTTACAAGGTATAGCAGGCCCTCAAGGCACAATAGGCGTACAAGGTCTAACTGGATCTCAAGGAGCGACTGGCTCTGTCACAGCCAACGCACTGACAGTAGGCACCGTCGGTCTAACGATGACCACTGGAACCAGCCCATGGAATGGGTCAGCTGCTGCAACTATCGACATCGATAGCACTAAAGTCCCAACACTCAGTGCAGCTACTAACACCTTTACTGGAAACCTGGTAGCCCAATCAATGCGAGCAGTGTTTGCCAACAACGCCGCTCGCGATTCTGCCATACCTTCGCCAGTCGCTGGTATGCTGTGTTTTGTCTCTGGCTTAGGTCAGGTTCAATTAAACATAAATGCAACCACTGGTGGGTGGTATCCAATCGCTGGACAGATGCCATTCTTTGATGTTTTGAAGACTACAAACCAAACCGGTGTTGTCTCCAGCACAATCACAACCGTGACCTGGCCTACGGCTATCACCAACCGAGGAGGATTTACCGTAGCTTCTAACCAAGTCACCGTCCCTTTCCCCGGCCTCTACACAATCAATGCGTCTGTAGTGTTTGACTCAGGTAACACCGCCGGTAACAACCGTCACACGCTGATCTACGTAAACGGAGCAGCCGTCACTCGCGACCAGAGTTGGCCTGGAACTACTGTAGACGCGGCTACAAGAAGCGTTATTAAAATAAACCTAGCTGCCGGAGATGTGGTAGACGTTAGGGCATACCAAACTAGCGGTTCCAACATGAGCATCATCTCTACAAGAACACGATTTACAATCTCATATGATGGGCCATAATGTTTAAAATTATCTACACCCCTACAGGGGAACTCAGAAGCGAACACTCCACGATGGACAGCGTAAACTCAGCTCTATCTGTGATCGAGACAACTCCGCCGACGCATGAAGTTGTTGAAGTGTCCGACCCGCCAATGTCCCCTCCGGTAGAGATACCAGACCCGAGCTAAACGTCTAGTCTTTGTAAATTATCTAAGCTAGCGTCTCTATAATTTTTAGGACAACGCTCATCAGCAATTAGATTCCTGAAGATGTCAAAGCTCTCATCACGACGACCAATCCACCACGCGGCAACAGCCATTTGAAATCTGTAAGAATACCAAGACACGTAACCAACATCCACAGGCAAGTCAAAAATTTGTCGATCATACGCACCAGCCAACCGAGCAAATGTGTAGCACTCTTGCCACTGACCAGAACGCTCGTACATCAAAGACATTAAGTAGTAGGCTTCTGGGCGGTCAGGGCGATACGCGATAGCCTGCAGCAACGAGTTGCTAACTGTTAGGTCTCGTCCCATTTGACCGTTCATACAAATAGAGATTCGCAGCAAAGATGAGTAGACAATGTCTGGGTCACTATCGTGACCGTATTCAGCCGCACGAAGATAAAATGCCACGGCCGATGCCGTTTGTTTTAGCTTTTCATACTCCACTGCAACTTTAAAGTTCTTTTCTGGATCATTTGAGTCACTAGACAAAGCAACGACTAATTTTTCAATACGCTTATTGCTTGCCATAAATGATCGCATCCTTAATAAGAGAGTCAACTACAGAGCCAGGCATTCTGAGAATAAAAGCAGCATTATCCTGAAAACCAAAACTAACTAACAAGTCATCCGCATACTTAGCCGCACCTGCAACAAACTCGATCCTTCCGCCAATAAAAGACAAAGGGTCAGGAGAAAGCCCAATAAGCCTAAAGTTTTCGTCCCACACAGCAAGTCGGTGCCTATACACACCATCCTTCTGCCCTAAATAGTTTTTAAACAAGTCAACCTCGTGAGTAAACGCAATGTAGTGATCGCCCCACCTAACAACATGAGATCCGCCCCGCTGATCTTTAGGAGGGCACACTCCGTCAAGCAGAGAGGTAGTTTCTGATTTAGGTTCTGCAGGATCGGCGTAAACAACTTCGGTTGGGCAACTCCACTTTACAAAGTGGTACGGCTTGTCAAGGATCGGCATCCAGTTCTTCTCGCAGTACGAGTCGTCCCCGCCGGGCGCAGGAATACGAAGACGAGAGACTTCTCGGACTTTCCATGTCGTCTCGTCAATGTCGAGCTCGCTGTATTCCATTCGGCCCTGACCATTTGGGGTGGTGTCGCGTCGAACACCGATGGCGTACCATTTGCCTTCCCACTTGACTAGGCGGCAATCTTCTTCACCAATAAACTCCCAAAGCGGTGCAACGTCTAGCTCGGATGTATCAATAACGCCAGAGCTAATAACAGAAAGGTTCTTATCTAGCTTGCAAATGTAGTTTGTTGTACGAAGTGTCTGGTCTTTCTCGGGATGGAGGTAAGCCAGAGGGCCCCATCGGCTAGGAAACTTTTGCTCGTTCTCGGAACTAAAGAGAGTGTAGTTGACATGGCGTAGGTTGACATACACTTCATTGTCATCAGTGACAAAGACGGACGGGTTCATAAGCCCGGTCCCCGCGGTCAACTCGTCGGGCACAACTATAGGAGATAGCCTACCGCCAGAGGCAACTGAGGTGTGCACAAGATTGTTCTTCGTCATTGAATCAATTCTAGCACTTTTATTACGCCGTAGTGTAAACTAAAACCACAAATAAACCAGGAGCATTAATGACAAACGACAATAAAAAACTTTACCGAGTTGATTGGAAACACACGGACGCTTTGGCGTTAGGGCAGGTGTTTGACGAGTATATGTTTGTCGCAGCTCAATCTGAGCTAGAAGCCACTTCAGATCTTTTTGGAACAGATTTTAAAGTTAGAGAAGCAACCATTGAAGAGATTGAGGCATACGTTCGCGGCTACGAAGACGGCTACGACTCTGGAGTAGTCACCGAGAGGTTGCACACCTTCGACCCATCAAAGACAGTTACAGTCGAGGATGTGGAAGGTCTCTAGTGATTATTGGACTAAGCGGCTACGCGCGCTCAGGTAAAGACACAGTTGCTGACTATTTAGTCGAGCACCACGGGTTTGTCAAACTATCTTTTGCCACTCCAATGAGACAGGCACTCTATAAGCTAGACCCTGAGATCAGGGATATGACTGGGTTGGTTTATAGCTTTAGACAAGCCGTAGATCTGTTTGGCTGGGAAGATATGAAGACATACTTTCCAAGATACCGAGAACTGATGCAGCGCATGGGCACAGAGGTTGGACGAGAAATGTTTGGTGAAGACTTTTGGGTAGAGCAGGCGCTAAAACAAGTAGAGCGCGGCCAAGACGTTGTGCTTGCTGACGTCAGATATCAAAACGAGGCTTTGGCTATCCAAGAATACTTTGGTGAAGTGTGGCGAGTTGAGCGACCTGGAGTCAATCCAGCTAACGGCCACACATCTGAGAACGACTTAGATGATTACAAGTTTGACCGCAAAATCCTAAACTACGGATCCACGGAAGATCTCTATCAAACAGTAACAACTATTCTCACTGGCCTATAATTAGTATGTGGATGTTAACCCAGACGAACTAGCCCTACTCTACGCACGCGTATCTACCCAACTTCAGGTAAACGACGGCGTATCTCTTGACGTACAAGAACGTCAGCTTCACTCTGCCGCCGAACTAGCTGGCTACGCAACCATCGAGCTTGTCCGAGAAGAAGGACGCTCTGGAAAATCTATCTCTGGGCGACCAGCACTTACTGACGCATTGAAGCGACTAGATGCTGGAGAAGCAAAGGCACTTTTTGTTACCCGCATCGACCGCTTGGCTCGCTCAACTCAAGACTTTCTCAGCATCGTAGACCGAGCCAACAAGAATGGCTGGCGTCTCGTTATGCTTGACCTCAACCTAGACACTTCCAGTTACCAGGGCCGCTTCGTGGTTACTATCATGTCCGCTCTGGCAGAGATGGAGCGCGGGATTATCGCTGAGCGCCAGCGTGATGTTCACAAGGACCGCAGAGAACGCGGAGTAGTCTGGGGCGTAGACATGGGCCCAAAGAACAAAACCCCCGAGGAGATCAAACAAAGAGTGTTGTCTGAAAGAACCGCGGGGGCTTCGTATCGTCAGATTGCTGACGGCTTAAATCGTGATGAGATTCCTACTCAGAATCTTCGGAAGTGGCATTCGACAACTGTTCGGAATCTACTACTTTAGTTGCCAGCTCGTGCTTAAGCTGCACATCCTGAGCAAACCTACCGCTAAACTGGTAGTCACCAGCGTGAACAACATTCACCCAAGGGGCGGCATAAACCTTGCCACCCATCTCACGCCACTTACGGCAGAAGTGGTAATCCTCAGATAGGAGGATTCCTTCTTCAGTAATACTAGTAGCAAAATACTCCGTGACCATGCGATTAAAGTCGAACTCAGCATTTGACCCGTTTAACGCATACTTAGGACAGTGAGGTTCCATCTCCTCAAATACACTACGCTTAATCAACATCAACCCAGTCGCCACTTCGGTGACTTCAACAGGTTCGTTCAGTTTGATCGAGGATGTCCCAGGGAGAAGGTTCATAGCAAAGAACCCGGAGTAGTCGGCCAAGTTCTCTTTACCAGAGACAGCCGCAGCTCGTACACTCTCCCAGTTAATATTTTTCATTGGATAGATGCCGCCAATAACGTCAGACTTAGTCTCAATCATAGCGATAACGTCTGCAACATTGAACCCTTCGTCAGCATCAATAAAGAAGAGGTAGTCTGCGTCGCTGTCCATGAACTCTTTAACTAAGTTGTTTCTAGCTCTGGTGATCAGGCTCTCATTGTAAATCTTGGAGAATGAAATTTGATAACCCTTTTGAGCTAGCTCAAAGGTTAGATTGATCACACTGTCCATGTAGATTCCCTTGCAGTTTCCACCATACATGGGGGTTGCAATTCTGATGTGCATATAAGTCCTTAAATTAAAAGTGGGGCCGGGGAGGGAGACTACCCGGCCCCTATGCGCCTCTCTCCCAAGTGGCACATTCACATTCTATCGTATTTTTTGATAGAAAGGATCTAAATATTAATTTTTAAGGTACAATCCTGCCGACAAAACCCCAGTCAATGTGGTTGGACTCAACAGCTCTAGGAGCCATCAGGTAGTCTTTAAGTTCAGCACGCGAACCCTGTCCAGCAATCGTAAGACCGCGGTCAGACAGCTTACGGTGGAATGCAATCTGAGTCATAGGACGCTCACCACGTTCATCAGACCAGACACGATACACCGCATAAACTTCTTTGACTCGGGTGGTGGCACCTTCCGACTGCTTCATCTCTTCGTTCAAGAACATACCGAGACGGTCTTCGTTCTTACGATACATGTCCGCGGCCTCGGCCACAGCAGTACACCAACCAAGAGGATCGCGAGCTGACGAACCTAAGTACTTAATAGCACCCTCAACTGCCCAAGACAGAACAGCTGGAAGTCCACCCTCAGGATCGAACAAGTAAGCCTTTAGGTCTGGGTCCGAAGACTCAGGGACCTTGCTCCATGGAATAGGTCGAATACGACGCCACATAGCGTCATCGTTAATCATCGGGCGGTGGTTAGTTGTAATCCACAACTTCGCCTGAGCCTTGAATGTAAACGGCTTCTCACCTGGAGAACGAGCCGAGATTTCAGAAGAACCGGTCAACTTCTTAATAGAGTTTTCCTTGATACGTTCAGACTCTGGCAACTCATCTACCCAGACCATACGCTTACCACGAAGCTCGGCCCAGTGGTAGAGGTCGGTGCTGCTAGTAGCTCCGCCGTTGTCAGCAAGAATGCTGGAGTCAAGTGGCCACGAGTACTGCTGAGTACCAAGGGCTTTAACGATTGCTTCAACAAATGTGTTCTTACCGGAACCTGGAGGGCCGTAGACCAAGAACATGAGGTCCTGATTGTTCAACCCGGTCAGCGTATAACCAACCGCACGCTGAATCCAATCCTGAAGCTCTTTGTCCCCACCCGTTGCGAAGTCTAGGAACTGCTCCCAACGAACGTTACGCATACCAGGGGTGTAGGCAACAGGGGTTCGCTTAGTGATGTGTAGATCTGGACGTCCACGAAGTAGCTCACCAGTGCGAAGGTTGATAACACCGTTAGCAACGCCAAGCAGATACTCGTCGCCATCCCAAGCCTCAACCGCAACCACAACGCGTGGGTCCGAGTTAGCGCTCTCGATTGCAGAGTTCAAGCGTGAGTTTGACTTAGCCTGGTTAGCCCACTTCAGAACTTCGTTCTTCTTGTCCTGGTCGTCATACTTAGCAACCTCGGTAGCAATGATTGTCGGGATACGCTTGGCAACTTCTTTCATACCAAGGTCCTCGGCATCTGGACGCCAGTACTGGCCATCCCAAATAAACCAACCAATGCCAGGAGTGTAGCGAACTGATGAACCGAACGAGTCTACGATTCGACGACCATTACCAATGTCAGATAGAGAACGTCGACCAGGCGAACCACCCTCCTGCTCAGAAATAGCATCAGGG